TGCTGTTAAACCTTCCGGTACTGTTAGTCAGTTGGTTGATTCTGCATCTGGCATCCACCCTAGATATGCAGATCAGTACATTAGACGAGTTAGAGCGGACTCAAGAGACCCACTGTGTCAAGTCCTAGAAGCCGCTGGAGTGCCTGTAGAGGACGATGTAATGTCACCCACTACCAAGGTATTCAGCTTCCCCATAAAGTCCCCTGAAGGAGCTGTGGTGGCCTCTGAGATGGGTGCTATGGAGCAACTTGAGCTATGGGAGATATATCAGGACTTCTGGTGTGAACACAAGCCGTCAATGACGTGTTACTACCGTGACAACGAGTTCCTTGAGGTAGGTCAGTGGTTGTACAACAAGTTCGACAAGATCAGTGGCGTAAGCTTCCTGCCTTACTCAGAACATACGTACCAACAGGCTCCTTACGAACCTATTGATCTGGAGACGTTTGAGCAGTTAAAGGAGGCGTTCCCAGAGACTATTGACTGGAACATCTCTGAGAACTCAGACATGACCGAAGGGTCACAACAGTTGGCTTGCACAGGTAATAACTGCGAGCTGTAAACAAAAGGGGGCCTTAGCGCCCCCGTTCTTTCAAGGTGTGTTTATGAACATCAAACGTGACATCGAAGTACGCATAAGAGTACTTGAGAACAAGCTAACCAAGTCTATCCCCGCAGCCCGAAATAACGAGATACGGGGTGAGATCATGGGTCTTAAATGGGTTCTAGAGCGTCTCTAGTGCCTACATTACCATGTTACGCATAGGTGCAGACACACGTTCAGCAGCAGCGTCTCTGTTTGCTTCGTCTTGCCGACGCAGGTAGTTACGTATCTCTGCTTGGTCTTCTTCAGGTAAGGACCTCATGATGTCGGCAACTAAGTTCCCTGCAGCAGCTAACATTGCGTCCCTGGAGGCAAAGTTTTTACTCTGGAAGGCAATAAGCCTGTTTATGTTAGACGGGTTGTAAGCAGCTTTAGCTAAGAATATAGGCAACGTAAGAATTGCAGCGCCACCCACAAGACCTCCAGTAGCCCCTCCAACTAAAGTACCTCCTGTTGCTGATAATATTGAACCACCTACATTAAATATTTGCCCCGCAGCTGCGTATTCTTTAGACCGAAGCATTAGTTCTCCAATGTTGCTGTTAGGGAATTGAGACGCTTCCGACATCAGATTAAACAACTGACGTATTTTAGGCTCTTTATTGCCAAACACTAACTTCAGTTTTTCTGCGTCTTTACCTCTTTCAAAACGAGCAGCAAGCTTCTTATAAGTTTGTATGTCAAAAGCTTCAGTACCTAAATCAGGCATCAACTGCTTCAAATAACCTTCTTGAAGTTTTTCCATCGCCTCGTCTAATGGAATAGGTGGCGTTCCTCCTGCCTTAATTATTTCAGCATGAGAAGTTTTTATCGACTTCATCATTGAATTTAGTTTATCTAAACTTCCTGAACTAGCAGCAATCTGACCTAAAGCAGCATACTCCCCTTGTTTAGCATTAGCCACTATATTTTTGAGGTTTGTAGGAAGAATTCCTTCAATAGTTTCTCCATAAGCTCTTTTAACTGCTGCGTACTCAGCCGCTGCTGTAGGGTTTATACGCTGAAGCTCACGCTGTACTGCTGTACGAATCAGGTCTGATAACTGGGCCAGTTCTCTAGCAGCCTCGCTATTATAAGAATTACCTCCTAACTCGCTGAACTTGTTCATTTCTTTCATTAACTTCTTTTCGTAGTCAATGAGTGTAGAAGCAGACATGTTTTTCATTCTATCTAAGTCTTTAATAACAGACCTAGCAAACTTTTGAGTGTCCTCTTCAAACATGTTGAAGCCTCTTTTTGCTCCTCCTCTTTGACCAGACTTAATAAAACGCTCAACTTGCCTCTTAAAACCGTCAGTACTAAGTCTCGATTTACCTATTACAGAGGTTACCGCATCCATTCCTTGGTCATAAGCTTCAAAAGCCGCTTTCCGTCCGGCATTAATTACACCATACAGTTCTTCCCCAAGGACCGAAGGTTGAATGCCTTCTCTTCCAACGCCTATAAGAAGTTCGTCAAAATACTCTTGAACAACCTCATTAACTCTGTCGTAATTTCTCTGTCCTATTCCTTGAGACAAGATACCAGTATCAGCAACTCTTTGTGCCAACGCTTTGTCTTGACCCGGAGTAGCCTGAAAAGCTGATAAAGTAGCGCCTTTTTCAGTAAGGAGCGCTTGAGAAGCACGTATAGACTCCTCACTTCCGGCAACGGCTTCGCCCATAGGAGCGCTTTCTAAGAACTCCTTTGCTGTTTCGTCAGCAGATTTTCCAAGTGAAGTGTTTCTTTTAATAAGATTAACAAGAGGTCTTCCTAGTCCTTTTGTGGCTAGTAACACAGAAGCTTCTATACCGGCGCTTATCAAGCTTTGCTTAGTTGCATTGTAGTGATCTATTTCCTTACCCTGCAAAAAATCCTCTAGCGATTCAGCACCATAAGTGGCTCCTGCACCACCAATAATACCCCCTGCGATTATAGCGTAAGGATTACCTCCAGTAGCTAAAGCAGCGCCTTTGGCTCCTGCATAAGAACCAGCAAAGCCAGCAGGTATGTCTATGTTTTCTAAACTAAAGTCCCTAAGTTTTTCGCCTGCGGTTTTACCTCCGGGAGTTTGGCCCATACTAGTAATAATACCAGCACTCATTGCCTTGTCCAGAATAACCTCTCTGGACGTGCCTACGGGAACATTTTTAAGGACGTTGCCATTGGCAAACTTAACGTCCATCAACTCTTGTTCTGCCATGTCTATGCCTTATTTTATTTCGTTAAAGTCAACTACTTTGTTGCCTGTTGCGGGATCAACCCCATCTTCTCCTGAAGGGTACAGACTGTCTACAAACTTTACGTACTTTTCTAGAGTCATGCCTTCCTGTTGTATGTAATTAATAGCTGCTCTTTCTTTTGCAAAACGGCCTCGAGCCATTTCTAAAATTTCCCTATTAATTGCCGAAGTATTTTCCAGACTAGGAAGCATTGCTTGTACTGCTGTACGTTCTCCGTCTGAAGGATTAGAACCATAGGTTTTGATGTTATCTGCAACAAGCTGAAGCGCCAGTTTTTCAAAAACACCTCGATCAGTTTCTCTATAACCAAGAGCTGTTTGTACTAAATCCTGCATTTGATCTAAGGTGCTGCCCGTATTGAGGCCGTCAACAATTTGTAACATGGCGTCTACTTTTTCTAAGCCCTGATTAACAACAGGAAGTCGCTCCGCAGCTTTTATCCTTTGCTTATTAAAGTCTTTAGCTTCTTCAATGGTTACTGCTTTAGTAATATCTAATTCAGCTTTACCTTCGGCTATTTCTAATTCTCTTTTAATCCTTTGTATTTGTGTTTCCAAAGTTCCGGGCATTACGGGAGTTAAAACACCTGAAGGCTCATCAGGAGCGCCGGGAGTAATGGGGTCAAAAACAGTTTCAAAATCTCCGGTTTGTTTGTTTCTACGGGTCCCTTGAGCATAGTAATTACCTTTTGCATCAACCCAAGTTTCTCCTTCAGCAAAACCATAGTCTCCGGAGCCAGCACCAGTACGTGCAATTTGAGCTCTTTCGACCATTGTGCCACGTTCTTCAGACAAAATGTCCATAGCTTCTTCTGGATTTAAACGAGCCGCTCGTGCAATTCCTTTGTATCCTTCTAGTTGCTTTGGGTCTAAAGGGTTAAATTGTGGGTTCATAGCCAACGCACGGAGCCTAGCACGTGCTCTACTGCGAGCAGGGTCTCCGGTAGCTTTGCCAAGCTCGCTTGCAGCCATTACTTGCTCAGGAGATATACCTTCAGAAAGTGCTTCTGCTTGTTGTTGAGGCGTAAGACCTCTAGGTTGTCCTAAAGCCGTTTGAAACAAACCAGTAGCAGTCTGTTGTTTCTCAGCTTGCATTTGTGCTTGGGTTAATTTGTTAGCTTCTTCAGTAAACCCAAGTTCTTGTAGCTGTCTACGAGCACGTCCAAGATTTACAGGATCGTTTGTAACCATTGCTCTATTAGCAAGGTCCATAATCCTATTAAATTCCTCCTGCCGTTGGTTTTCTTTAATCTGACCCGGAACACGACCAATGGCAGCACCAAGGTCAAACATGCCTTGCGCCATTGCTGGTCTTGTTAACCCAGCCAACAACTGTTCTGATATTCTAGCCATGATTATATTCCTTATTTTTTAGCAAAGAGTCCGCCTAAAGAGCCTTCCGCCAAAGAAGTTCCAAAGCCTCCAGCAATGTTGGCCTGTCCTAAAGCAGACGACAAGAGCGCATTTAGACCAGCAGCATACGTTTCTCCGTAGGACTTAGCTTGTTCTGACATTGCTGCACGACGCTGTTCTGCTGCAGTCATTCCGGGACTTATTGCACTTAAGAGTTGTGCCTGAGGTACGTAACTAGCGCCTAACATTCCTGTCCCAAGTTGTGCTTGTCGTTGTTGCTCCGCTCCTGCAAACTCCATAGCCTGTAGAACAGCTTGGTTACGTGCTTCTTCCTGAGCCTTAGCTAACGTCAATGCTTCTGGAGTACCACCAAACATTGCTGTTTGTGTACCTAAACGCCCTTGTGCAGCCAAGCGTTGCTCCAGAGCTAAACGCTCACGTTCTTGGCTAGGACTCATAGCAGTCATCATACGGTCAAACACTTGCTGCTCACGTTCTGCTGTGGGCATAGCTGCTTGGTCAAAGAACATACCCGACTGTTCAAACCGACGACGTTGAAACTCCTGTTCTTCAGGAGACATCGTAATTCCGTACTGCATTTCACCCGTAGTTGGGTCTTGAGTCATACCAAACCTACCACCAGTAGCAGTAGTCACTGTATAAGGTTGGAACTCAAGCATTCCGCCTATTCTGTCAGCAAGGCCGTCAGGACCTGCAAACTCTCTGTAAGCACGTTCACCAATATCACCTAAGTCTTCGTAGCCTTTGTAAGCTAAGGCAGCACCTGCCGCTGTACCAAGGCCTCCTCCAATAGCAGGTAAATTGTCTGGATTTGTTATATAGTTGTAAAAATCGTCAATAATTGACATTAGTAAGTACCTCCGTCAATAGTTCCTGTCGACAGCGTACCTGTAAACGTCAGTGCAGGAATAGTTACTGTCCCTGTAAATGTTGGTGATGCTGTGTCTGCCTTAGTAGCAATAGCTGTTGAGATAGCGTCAAACTCTGTTTCAAACTCAGCGCCTTTAATGATTTTACCGCTGTCTCCGGAAGGTAGACTGTCCTTAGCGGCAAAGTCAGTAGTTTTACTATAGTTGCTCATAGTACTTTACCTTTTAAAACTAATACGTTAATTTCCTGAAGGGACAAAGCAAAACCATTAATATCTGCCTCCAGACCAATAGTTATAACACCGCCTCCGCCAGTAGCGTTAACTGCTCTACGTGACGTAAGTTCACCACCAGTAAACTCTCCTACGTTAAATTCATCTTGGTTGTAGAAAGCAGGTTGTTGGTTGCCTACAGTAAACTCTGCAGTTCTGTAGAAGGTGTCAAAGTCATAGGCCCACTTAAGAAATACTGTGGCGCTGTTAGCACCTACTAAGGTGGGTCTAATCTTTTTGACTCTTTTTAACATTGAAGGGTCACCAAAAGTTAAACCCGGACTGTAGTACTTAAAACGGTACTTAGTTCCGTTATCGCTGTACCCGCTGTACTCACTAATACCTTCTGTGGTGCCTATGTGCAGCGTACCGTCTTCAAGTCTAGCATAGGACGTAAACCCTGTTCCGGGCCAACGTGTAGCACGATAAGAGCCGTTTTCTAATGTACCTCTTACGTCAAAGCAGTACGTAACGTCTTGACCTACAAAAGACAGTAAGTAGAAGCCTTCTTCTGGACTGTACACAGAACGATAAAACTCAATTTCATTCTGTAGTAAACCAATTATGTCTTTAGTTATTGTGTCAGACAAACTGCTAATAGGCATTGACTTTTCTTGTATCGTTCTGCCAAAGCTTTTGAGTCCAGTGTGTGACAAGAACAACACGTCAGTACCTGTGTACTGTACAGTGTCTCTGTCTACACAACCAACGCCAGCCACAGTGTCTGCTAAAGTCATTTCTGCAGGGGCTTCTGCATTTTGGTACACGACAATGCTGTGTTTTCCAAAAATAATCAAAAGGCCGTTATGTGCAGCTAGAGCTACAATTTCGTCACGACCATCAGGCCAAACTTTAGAAATATTAATACTGCCGCTAGTACCACCAGACCAGTCATGGCCTATCAAAAGGTCAGACCAGTAGATAGTAGACTTGTCAGCACCAAAGTCTGCTGTCCAGAGCCTACCATAAGCCGCTAGGACTTCATTACCGTAAATAGCACTGGTAACACCAGCAGCACCCGAAACGCTGCTCAGGGTCACTACAGAGCCTCCTGCGTTGTCGTACACAAGGGGTTCATAACTACGCTGAAAGAAGTAAATCTTGTCGTTGAAGTTAACCATCTTCCAGTTGTCTGTAGTAATAGCATAAGCAGCAGGCGTTTCGTCAACCAAAGTAGTTGTACCGCTGAGTATCTTGTTGTTACCTACAGAAAAAACTTCGGTGTTGCCTGCGTTGTCTCTAAACTCTTTAATTGCTCTAATGGATGCTGAACCTAATTCAGTTTTGTCCGTAGTTATAACATCATGGCCCTTACGTGCCGCAATACGACCACGCTTATCAATTACTGCGTTGTCAGCAATCTCAGCAAAAGAAGGGTCTTGAGCCAGCGGAGAATCTTCTGTATTGATTCCCTTAAACGCTGGTGCAACAAGATTTATACTTTGTAATTGTTGAGCCATAGCTACCTCACGGCGTATAGAAGATTACTTCTTCTGGGTGCTTTTGAGCATCTAATGCAATAGCGTCAGACAAGTACTGATTAGCAATGTTAAAGTACTCAGGAGCAGACGTACCGCCTGTTTCACCACGTTCACGAGCAAGTAAAGCTACTGCCAAGTGCAACACAGGCATAGTAGGTACTAATAATTTATCGTCATTGGCAGACAAGTCAGCACCCCGTAACACACAGTTAAATCTAATTGTGTACACGCCGTCTGGCTTTGGGTACAAGTCAACTTGAGTGTCACCGTCACTGTCTACACCGTTGTAAGTAAAGTAATTAGGAGAACCTTTTACTGGGTCTTGTACCAAGTACTGCTCATCAAAGTACTTAGCAGGGCGGTACTCCATAATTCTGTTGGACGTGTCGTTAATAACGTTTAGCTCTTTGATTCTGTTCTGACTACCCGTAAGAACGTAATTGAAGATGTCGTCAGTAGTAGTAATCGTAAGCGTAGTCCTTAGTGCAGACCAGTCCCAAGAATCTTCTACAATACGCTTTGCGTCGTTAACAAAATCACCCACCATCTTGCTGTACGTGCTTTCTTGTACAGACGCTACTTCATCTTCACGAAGACGACGAAGCACGTTGTTTACTAAATTTAAATACGTCATAATACTAAGGTGTCCGTTTATTTAAAAAATTCAGAAAGTAACCCATCAAGCGCAACCATATAATCTTTCTTAGGCGGTAAAATCATTTGAGCCTGCTGCAACATAAAACCCCCTGTAGGGACTGCTACTTGTGACGTACCTCCTCCGGTTAACATGCCTCCGCCGCCTGCACCATCACCTTCTCCGTCGCCGTCCCCGTCGCCATCACCGTCTCCAGTACCAGTGCCTGTTCCAGTTCCGTCTCCAGTCCCGTCTCCAGTTCCTGTTGTGTCTTTGCCTTCAGGTTCTGCATCTTTAGCAGCTTCAGCATCTTTGGCTTCCTCAGCAGCTCTTTCGTCTTTAGCACGTTCAGCGTCTTTGTCTCTTTCAGCTTCTTTTTCTTCTCGTTCAGCTTCAGAGTCTTTTTCTGCTTCAGCTTCCTTGCCTTGAGTTTCTGCTTCTTTAGCTTCTTCTTCAGCTTGTATGTCTTTAAACTCTTCCTCAGCTTCTTTTTCTAAATCTTCCTGACTGATAAACTCTCCTGCTTTTAGTTGCTCCACTGCTTTTTTCAAGCGCTTATTATAGGCGTCTAAAGTTAGTGGCTCTCCGTCAACGGTATAACCTACAATCATCTCATGATCTAACAATTCGTTGATCTTATCCAAAAGCGAAGGTGTGGTGACGCCCATTATCTTTTGCATCACATTGAGTTTGACTGTCTGTAAATCCATACTAGCTACTGTTATTTCAATAAAGTTAACGATTTATCTGTGAGTTGGATTCACCTCCTCCACAGGTTCTCCCTAATGAGGGCTACCCTTGAAAATTGGATTGAGAAAAGAACGAACC